GGAACAACACCAAAACAGCGTAGAGAACTTAGGCGAGAAAAACAAATATAGCCCTAAAAAGCCTAAAAACGCCCCGTAGAGCGTTCAAAGACCTAAACACGAGTATCTATACTACTTTTTGCCCTTATCGGCTTCTGCTTGCTCTTGAGCCTTTTTTATAGCATCATTAGCAGACTTAGACACATCAGCAGGAGTAACCCTGCCAGTAGTTGCAATCGCATAACCAAGACTTCCAATAACACCAATCATCAGCGTTCCAAAAGACACCAAAACACCAGTTATCCAAGACCCAGTTACAGCTGCACCAACACCCATAGAACCGCCAAGAATGAACAAAAAGATACCAAAGCCACGCCATAACAAAGCAGCAACAACAGCAAGAATCTGACCACTTCTATCCTTCAAAAAACTCAACATTATTATTCCTTATTAGCCAAAATGTGTTTCAACGGATCAACAAGACTCTCATAAGCAGCCAAATGAATATTCGGGTTGCCCCAATCCTTGTTAGCTTTACCGATAGAAAGATGGAGATGGCTGCCTGTCGAAGCAGAACCCGACTTGTATTTACCGCCACCAGTTTTACCGATAACAGTTTCCCCGACAACAACCTTGTCACCCTTTTTCAAATCTGACTGCTTAGCCAAGTGAGCATACAAAACAAAATGACCATCACCAGCAGAATGAATAACAATCCAACCTAAAACATCAGTCCACTCATTAACAAAAACAGTTCCAGAAGCAATAGCCGGGATAGGTGAAAGTTCAGCAGGATGCCAGTCCATACCTCTATGAGGTCGGCCATTACGGTAAGGAGCAAGATTACCAAACTCGTCACCACGAAGTTTAGGGGAAAAGGGTTCAATATATTTAGTCATAACCCAATTTTACTTTAAGAAAGTTATGCCACATTAAAGCAATTAAGTTTTACGCTAGGCGAATTAGGTCTAGCAGGATTAGTTGCTGTTCCAGTTGCAATTAAACTCATAGAAGCTGCACCGCTCCACCAATAAAACTGATAGTAATCGCCAGCATTCACAGTAACAATATCTTCAACATTGGCTAAAGTCTGAGCATTCTGAGCGGAAGTAGTTGTAAAAGTAGAAGCACTAGAAGGTTCAGCAGTGCCATTCAAACTTCTCCAAACCGTAATGTTGTAATTAGAAGCTCCACCAGTAAAAGCAAATTGGCCTAAAAAGTTTACTAAATATTGGCCAGCATGAGCAAAAGTAAGTTTAGATCCATCAACCAAACTAACCCCATTTGAATTAGTTGTTGTATTGATAGTTATTAGATTCGCAGAAGCAGTTCCTGCCGATGCCTGATTAGTTGAATCTTCAAAACTTCCACAATAAAGATTCGAATTACCTTGTAAACCTGCAGTAGAAGCCGAAATAACAGTTGGAGTTTCAGTAATTGCAACCGAAACAGTTGGTTCAGAAACAGTTACAGAAGTTGTAGATTCAACAACAGAAACAACAACATCACTCATCGAGTCACATTCCCAGACACATTAACTGAACCCTGCAACAAACGAGTTACCGAACCTGCACCAGCAACCAACTCCAAATCATAAGCATAAGATCCAGGAGCAATAGCCGAAGATTGAGCAGAAGTAATAGCAACACCAACAGTTCCAGCAGTTCCACCCAAAGTTATACCCGAACCAGAAGTCAAAGATAAAAGATAGGCAGTCGAATCAGCTGCTTCACGAATCTGCATAGAAGCCGAATAGCCAGTCAAGTTTAGAGCCGAACCGCCCTGAGAGATAGTGAAAGTCCTATCCCAGTCAGCTCCTTGATAAAGGGTAAAACTATATGTTCCAGGGTTAATCATCACTTCAATCCTTTACTAATAAACCAAACAACAACTGAAGTAACCGTTGCACTCAAAAGAGAAGTCAATAAAGCAGGAATCCAAGAGTTTTTATGGTTAGTTTTTTCAAGTTCACGAATACGAGTTTCATGATCTTGAGAAGCCTGCAAAATCTGTATCGACTGAGCACGAAGAATCTCAATGTCACGAACAATCTGCAACAACAAAGCTTGATTAGTTGGTTTTGGTTCAGCCATTATGCTTCAACCTCAGTCATCTCAACACCACAACAACCACAAATAACCGGTATGCCATCAGGATGAGGATAATGTTGCTCATCACCCATCTCACAGCCCACAGTCTTACAAGACAACATTTATATCCCCTAACTATCCTGCAGCTGTTCCAGAAGCCATAGCAACAGCAATACCATAAATAGTTGTAGTCGCACCAGAAGAAGCGTTACCGTTATTGAAAACACCCACAGTCACAGTTCCAGCAGTAACAGCCGAAATATATGGAGTCAAAAGAGTTGAGCTAGTTGAAACAGTCACAATAGGAGCAACCGCAAAACGACCAGAAGGAAAAGCAACAGCAACAGTAGTTCCAGTGTTGACCGCTAAAGCACCTGACTGAGTAGCAGTGAAAGCCGAAACCGCAGCTGGAAGAGGTTGCCAGTTAGTTCCATCATAAAGTTCAACACGCTTATTATCAGTCACATAAGAAGGCTGACCGGCAGTTCCAGCAGGAATACCAGTTCCACGAATAGCAGAAGAACCATAGATAGCGACAGTCTGATAAGCGACATAAGAGTTCAAATCAGAAGCGGTAAGCACATCACCGATAGACCAAGTTTTAAAAGCCATAATAACCCTATTCTACTAGCCGAGGATGGAAGTGTTTAATTTGTTAGTCAAAGAAGAATCTAACCTCATAGGAACATTAGTCAAACTAGCGACCATAAAGGTCATATGGTTACGCTCTACATCAGCTTCAGTGTTGATAGATAAAATCTGGTAATACTTATCAACAATAGAACCCATAGCCGAAGGTTGAAAACAAAGGCGAATAACATCTCTAAGCTCTAAACCTAAAACTAAGTTTTGTTGAGCAGTAGTCAAAGCCTCTAAAGCAACAGTGAACGCTTGAGCCCTATATTCAGGTAATCTCCACATACCTAAAACATCTGAAGCAATATCTTGTGGTCGAGTAACACTAGTAGTCAAATTATCTGACTGGCTATAAGACTTCAAACCATACAAAGCAGTTCCAGCAGTATCAGTAACCGTTGCAGTCGCATTAGTGCCAATAATTTGCACCTGATTATAGAGAGTTAAACCGGAGCTAGCCAAATCTAAAGAAATAAAAGGAAGTGCAGTTCCATTACCATAACTAGCACCCTGAGAGTTTTTATCAGCAAAAGTTAAATAAGTTGCAGGAGTCGGAGTAGAAGAAGCAGTATTGACACCCATAACAGAAGCCGACTGATACGGATAACCCATCCAAGCAACTTCACGCTTCAAACCAGCAGTAGAAGCATAAGGCTTATATGATCCATCAAAATAAGTGCCATCATAAGTGGTTGAAAGTTCAACTTGCCAAGCATCAGTTTCAAAACCAAAAGCAGTAGTAGTTCCAGCAGAAGTAGTCAAAACGCTAATACCAGCAGGAATCGCAGTTCCAGAAGTTGCAGTTCCTATAACCTGTTGCCAAGTAGTCGCATTAGGTGCTGGAGTTGTAACGCTTGCAGGAGTTCCAATAGAAGCACCCTTAGCATCTAACAAAGTCGCATACAAAGTAATGCCTGCACCAGTTACACCTGAACCCTTAGCGTAAAGTGAAACAACATAACTCAAGCTAGGTGAAAGAGAAGGATTATATTTAGCTTGATTCACCTCAGCAAAAGTAAGTTCAGTATCACCGTTCAAAGCAATAGCAGAACCCTTAGCGGTAGCATGCCCCAAAATATATGGAGTCGCAGTTCCCTTATTGTAAAAACTCCAACCATTAGGCACACCAGCAATAGCAACGCTAGTTCCAATAGTTGCTGTAGCAGGATAAGCAATCAGATTCTGCCTATTATTAGCCTGCCAAGAATAGTCAGTAAAAGTCCTATCCCTAAAAATCATTACAGCCGAACTAGAAGCCGAAGCAAACAAATCACCAGGCTCACTCCTAGCAACCTGCTGAATGTAAGCCAACACATTATCACCAGGATTATTAGAATCCCCACCAACAACAGTTTTAACAGCTCGACCAGTAGTCTTAAAAGTTGGAAAATTGAAAGAAGTTAAAACATCCGAAATCCTATCGCCACTAAAACCACCAACAACCTGAGTTCCACCAGTGAAATTGATACGCGAAATGTAATACATCAAATCGCTAGCAGTAACAACAGCATTACCATCAAAACCAGCATTATCATAAGTGAAAGACCAGTCTTGAATCCAACCATAAAAAACAATAGAAGAGTTTATAGTTATTTTAATTCTTGCCCCAGGCTGAACAATAGTGTAACCACCAGCCCCATACCAAAGACTAGAACCAGTATTTAGAGGGTCAAAAGTGCGATCATTATTAGTGAAAGTAACATTTAGAGTTCCAGCTTGGTAATCATCCATAACCCTAGTAGTTCCACGATTAATAACAATGTTGTTTCCATAACTAGCAACATCAACCCAAGGGGAAGCACCAAATTGAATCTCAACTTTAGCGTTAGTTAAAGCCATTATCTACGCCCACCAGTGCCCCAAGAAG